CTGTTAATTGGTTGGACAATACTGTCACTGCTGATTTAAGTGGGGATTCAAGTCCACAGTTAGGTGGAGATTTAGATATGGTAACTTACGATATAGTTACAACTTCCAACAGAGATATAGATATTATTCCACATGGAACAGGCGATGTTAATCTTGGAGCAGATACAGTTCAGGTTGGCGATAATGATGCCAATGCAACAATCACTACTCAAGGCACAGGAGATTTAATTTTAAATACCAACAATGGAACAAATGCTGGAAATATAACATTACTAGATGGTGCAAATGGAAATATTAAACTTGCACCTAATGGAACAGGTGAAA